GCATTACCGTATCTATTGATTAAATATGGTAGCTTACCCTTCATTCGATTTTGGTTACCACAAACCCAACAATGGAAAAAACCCCTATTATAATTAACCTCAAGATTACCCTTACCATTACCTTCTGGCATACCTTGTTCTTCTGAACAGGCTGGACAGTCAAATTGCATTTGACCACTGGTCTCATTATGACCACGATTCCTTCCAAGGAATGATTCAAGTATCTCTACGACTAACGACATTGTGCAAAGATACAAAAAAAATATTAAATTAACAAATTATTACTTCCAATCACCATCTCTTTGCATAACTGCTCTAACACAAGTATATGCATCGGTCATATCGAAATTCTCTGCCTTTAACGTTTTATTTCTTGTATATTGCCAATCGATTTGTGGCTCAAGGTCGGCTACTTTTTCCCAAACAATCATCTTTTTATCTACTTTGAAATCATAACCACCAAATAATACTGGTTTCTTTTTGGATATCTCTTTCTCAGTATATGGTTCACCCTTTTTATTATGTGTTCTAATAGCCATAAGTTCTGGAAAACCATACTTTCTTGCATCATATGATGATATGAATTCTGGTATAATGTTTAAAGTATCATAAACAGACCTAGATACCATACCGTTAAATCTTAATAATGTAGCTACAGTATTAACGTTATTGGAACGTAATAATGGTTCCTCAATGATAACTCTCTTAATACCAATATCTGAATACTTGTTTAGGAATTCTTCTTCGAATATTCTAGCCTTTTCAAATAGTTCTTGCATTTTATCCTTCGGCCTAGGTTTAACCTTCGGTGTTACATGGTGTAAAAGTTTTAATTCACCTTTATCACCAAAATCTTCAAATAGTGCAATACCTATGGTCTTAGTTGACACATCAAGTCCTACAACATAATTTCCTTCATTTCCGTCTTTTACTGTCATTAAATCAATTTTTATTCAATATAATACAGTACTATATAAAATAAAGTCTTTAGACTGTAATCTTTATACCTAAAGCTAAAAATTGTTGTGCAGTCTTCTCAAGATGTCTATCTGTTTTACCAACTGCCATGATATTATCATTTTTATCTAATAATAATATTTCACTAATTCTAGTAACATCACCATCAGTAAAGGTTGGATTAGCCGAACGGCCAAATTCACCTCTATCAGCAATACAAGTTATTTCTTGGGTTATTTGAGTCGTTACACTGTTATATTCTACATTTGTTGAACCTGTAAGTCCACTTGTTGAACCACTGATACTTGATACAATTGTTGGGTCGACTATAGTTATTAAACCTTTATCTAGATAAGCAATACCGACTATCTTATCAGCCACCTTATTAGTTGCTGAATCTGATTTATAATTAAATTTCGGTTTACCATTACTAAATGGTCTAGTTGTGCCATACTTTGTTGCCCAACTTTTTGTAACATCATTGTTAGGTTTCTGAATATCATCTGAAAATAAAAATGCTACATTATTTCCAAATATTGATGCATTAAATGATTTTTCTTTAAATGATGCATCAAGTATACTATTTTTACTTAATGTGCTTTGGAAAGTACTATAAAGTGTATAACCATTAACTTCAACTTTTAATGATTTACCATCCAAAACTTCTCCATATTCGGAAGCTGGAATACCTAAGACTAATATTTCATCCTGAGATAATGCACTATATGCTGTATCACTATAACCACCTTTTACTGATGGTGTAGTTTCGAATAGTGCTTCGTCAGCATCTGATATCGGTAAAGCGAATCCATAAAACCAATTGACCCTAGAATCCGTATTATAATCATTTAAGTCCACTAGATTATAACTTAGTGATGTACCACTCAAAGTATCATAACCTAAAGTTTTTTTACTATTAACAATCTTATTAGAACCAATTTTAACCTCTTTTTTTCTTCTACCTAACGAATCAACATAAAGTAATGATTTTGGTTTAAATCCATCAGCAGTACTATTATTACTATTTCCATTAACACTTAGGTTACCAGATAAATCTGGCATTTCACCAGTCCCTAACGGATTAGTTGTACCATAATAAGCCTCACTATCACCAAGGGCGAAGTGAGTGATTGCAGATGAACTATTCTTTAATAGTTCTTGTCTACCAAACGGTGTTAGTTTAGCGACTATTGATATATTTGTATTTTGGTTAGATAATCCCATTTTAAAAGTCCATTGAAAGTTCAATCATTACCGTATTACCAGCTTCCAATTCAATTGGTTTACTTAGTTTACCGATAACAACTAATTCGTTATCATTATCATAAATACCTACTTCACTAACCCTAATATTTGGTGGATTAGTTGATGGGTCTTCACTTCTTGTTTCATTTGTTGTTGCGATAAATTCTCCCGCATTGACTCTAATATCAAATATTGTTTTATATATAGATGCACCAATGTACGTCTCAATATTTCCATAGAAGAATCTTTCATCACCAAATTGTAGAATTTCTGGCTCTAATAGAGCTGGCATATCTAGCATTTCTGTGATATCATATTGTGTTGCACCAGAATGTTTTATCTTATCTAAGATAAATCCATTTGATGCTGGTATTTGCTTCTCAAGTTGTGTTGGATTAATCGTCTCACCAGAATTTGTTGTTAATCCAGTTGTTGTGAAATCATATACCTTCCAAGCATTTGGGTCTGGCCTCGTTTCATCATCTGAAACTATTTGATATAATACTTTGAAGTTATAACCGTAGAAACCTCTACCATCATAATTACTATCTTCAATTTTTCTCATATATTTCAAAAGACCTGTATCTGAAATTCTAAATCCAACATCTTTAGCAAGAGATGTTTGATTAGTGATTTTAGCATATTCTTGACAACTTAATGCTGATGTAAATCCTGTACCTATTGGGTTCTCAAACCCATAAGTTATATACATCGTTTCATTTTGTAATAATAAACCTGTTGATGTATTACCACTAGGGTTTTCCAGATTTGCTGATAATGGTGGTAATGTCCAATTTCTATTTGATTTATAAGACATTGCCGCAACAATTTCTTCTTTGTCAAATACAACAACTTTAAGTTGTGGAAATACTTTACCTACAACTTGTGGTGTTGCACCAGAATTTAAAAAGTATGGGTCTTCTATTAAATCAACATATTCTAAATTAGAAGAACCTATTGTTAATGTTGCACCACTAGCTAAAAATGACATACCCATAGTATCAGCCGTTGCACCACTAAAACCTCTTCTGTGGTACATGATATCTGGTAAGTGTACTTTAACTGTTTTATCATTATCATTATCTATATGGAAGAATTCTCCATAATGATTAGATATTGTATTATTTGTATAGTGTAATATAGCAATCGATTTATTTGCTTGGTCTAATGCGCTCAATCCTTCACACTTAAGTTCCTCAGTAACACCAGTACCTGTACAATCATATTCAAAGAATGGTTGTTTTTGCCCAAGATAAGGATAAGAACCGAAATACTCATGTGTTTCATATGATGAGCCAGTAATACCAGCGAGGTCTTCACACCAAACATTATTCATATTCCAAACTGGTACGTCTTCA